TGGCATAAGCCTGCGCAGTTTCCGCTGCCATCTTTCCAGTTGCCTCGACTGCTTCCTTCATGTCTTTGACGACTGTGTTCGTGTAATCATTCAGAATGTCGTTGATGGCTTCACCTATATGATCAGGACTGATTTTCCGTGTTGCCATCAAGCACCTCCAACGTGCAGACCGCCTTTGGCTTCGCAGTAAAGCTCCAGATTCTCGTTTTTAGCCATGTATGTGCGATAGACGCCGTATCGTTGACCGTTATAGATAACAGCCTCCTCGCCCGCATATTCGTTGCGATTCATGACAAATACGAACGCAGGATGCTGGATGCCATTCCGTCCAGCCTCAAACCATTCCGTCTGTGTGATGCTTTTCACATCGCAATAGACTTCCTTTGGATTTCCGACAACCGCACGACCCACGATGGCGATTCCAGCGATGGCGAGTGTTTCTTCCGGCGACAAAAATGTGTAGTCCGCCTGCTGCTCATGCCTGAAATCGATTAAATAGATCACATCGCTTCTGTCCATGTCATGCCTCCCAGTCCGTATAGCCTGATGTCATCATCAGCATTGCCTTCTGGTCGTCATAGTCCGCTTTCAGGCGTTCCGGATCTTCTGGAGTACCAAAGAACGCGCGAGTGTAAGTCATGATCGCCCGCTTGATCAGCGGGTCAAGTTCTTCCACCAGCTGCGATTCCTGAATAGCGTTATGCCGGAGCAGATCAGTGACCGCTGCATTTATCAGGTCTGTGATCTCGCTGTCGAATGCGTTCGTATGCAGACGCAGGCGGAGCTTCGCATCTTCCAATAAGCTTGTCAGTAAAGATTGATTCATAAGTTACCTCATTTTTTTGCTGTTGTTTTCTTCGCTGGTTTCTTCGCTTCTGTCTTTGTGGCTTCTGCCTTCGGTTTTTCTTCCTCGATCTTCTTCACCAGACCTCTTTTTTCCGCCCATGCAAGAGCAGGATCGTCTGCGATCTCTAAACCGACATCATAGAAGTTTTTTGTGTTTCCATCGAAGAATGGCGCAACCACTTTCAGCATGATCACGCCTCCATCTCCGGATGCACGCTCCGGTAAGATTCATAAAATTTGTCATTAATGACTGTGTAGCCTACATGACCGCAGACAAGGCTCGGATCGCACCAGATGTCATATCCGCACTGACGCGCCCGCCAGCAGAATGACAGATCCTCGCCCATGTTGGCGATCGGATTGAACATCTCGCCGAACTTCGCCTGCACATCAAACAGGACATCGGTCTTGATCAGGACACAACCAAAACCGCAGCCACCGATCTTGAACAGACCTTCCGGAACATCCTTCCAGTCCGTCCATGTGCAGGATCCGTCTTCCGAGATGTCAAGCTGGTCGAAAAGGACTGGCGTGAATGGCGGAACTCGGCGAAAGTATAAGCCAGTCAGGAAATCCAGTCCCTTCTCGTCCATTGTCTGCTTCATCCGGATAAGCAGATCCTGTTGAAATACCATGTCAGAGTCCAGCCAAAGCATATAATCGAACTCTGTCTTCATTGCCTGCAACGCCAGATTGTTGCGGGAAGTATAAATCAGGCTTCCCATCTGGAACGCACAGGCGACATTATCTTCCGTTTTCTGGATCATAGCCAGCGACTGCGCAAACGGCGCAGGAACTTGATCCATGCACGGAATCGCAATTAAAATCTTACTCATAAGCGTGCCTCCTTCGCTTAATTCAAATTATTTTGCAACTTTGCAGAATGCCTTCGGAGCGACAACGCCCAGAGCGACATACTCGCGTCCAAGGACTTCAATGAGATCCTGTTTCTTCAGGGTCAGCTCATCAAACTTGAAGTCGATGCCTTCGCCATTCGGGAAGTTTGCGATTGCGCCGTGGTCAAGATCGCCAACGATCAGCCATGTTTCACCAGTTGTTGCTGCGGAAAATGCCTTCATGCTGTTGTTGAAGATGACATCCAGTCCCTCAAACGGATCAGCAGCGAAGTTCGCATCATACTGTGCAGCCTTGAAGTTTGCATAGGTCAGTTTGTTCATGATGACAACCGGATTTGCAGCCTCATCAGACAGCTGTGCGATTGCGGATGCAACCAGACCAAGAGAAGCTGTCGTGCTGGTGATCTTTGCAACAGACGGACAAGTGGTAGTGGAAACTGTGCCACAAGCCTCGATCTTTGCGATCATTGTGTCTGCGATCTTCTTTGCGATTCTGTATGTCAATTCGTCATACAGATAACGCAGGAATGCTTCGCCGCGCAGGTCATAAGCTTCGTCAGAGATCTGAACGACCTTCTTGATGGACTGCGGAACAAGCTCCACAACGCCGAGAACAAGGTTCTCCGGATCGATTGCTGCTGCGCCTTCGGTATGAATCACTGCATCATCACCAGAAATTTCAAATCCGACTTTCAGATTGCCCTTCATAGCAACGCGGCGGATTCTGCTGGTAATGCCTTCACGATCCCATGCCGTCTTCACGATGTCATACACGAACTCCGGAACTGGAACTGTGCCGCTGACATTCTCGGTCAGGAGCGCACGGACTTCCTCGTCTTTTCCGGTTTTTACATATTCTGCATAAGCGTCAATGTATTCTTTGCTGTTTCTGATTTCTTCCATAGTTGGCAGTTTCCTTTCTTCCGTTGGAACGGATTCTTTTACTTCGCCTTCTCCAGCAGCAACCTGCTTGCGGATCTCGACTTTTTTCGCTTCTTCAGCTTTGCGGTTCTCCAGCTCTGCCTTGATGCCTCTCATTTCTTCTTCCAGTGCGTCAAGATCAGCTTCCGGAGCGTCCAGTTCTGTGAGAATCTCGGCTTTGCGCGCCTCGATCTCCTCAATAGTCATGTCTTTGAAATTCATGTTAAAATTCCTCCGATAAAATTCTGATTTTCTGTTTTTGCCTTGCTTTCTCCTCGGACTTCCGGAACTCCTCCGTAAGCTCTGCGATCACTCCGTCACACCAGCTTCGTGCCGAGATCACTGTGCCATCATTCGCCGGAATGCTTACAGCTGATACATCCCAAAGGCGGCTGATGCCTGTGATAGTTCGCAAGATAGTGATTACTTTGTTATCATCATCGCGTTCTTCGGCTCTCGATTCCTTGGAAACTGTGAAACCGAAGGACATACGATTGGTATAACCTCCCTTAATTTCCTCATACAGCTGGCGACCGATCTCTGTGCCGGAAAGATCCGCCTCCACCCGAAGTCCGTGAGAATCCGTCCGCAGCTTCAGCGTGTCGTTGCTGACGCGGGCAAAGACCCTGCCTTCGTGGTTGTACTGCATGATCGTGTCATCCATGTCCGTATCATCAAAAGCGGAACGATCCACCTGCTCCATGAAGTGAACACGATAACCTTGCCAGTTGTCGTAACTGAAAAGCTCATAAGGCTCATCAAAGGTCGTTGCGTAGCCTTCTGCGATCATCTCGCCGTCTTCAGCTTCACGGACTTCAAAATTGATCATGTTCCGGTAGCTGCGACCTTCGTTTAATTTCTCATCAATGGTTTTGTTTAATTCAGCCATTGTCATCTCCCTCCTCCAGCTTTGCGCTGGCATCGTAATATTCACCGCGGATGATCCGTTTGTCGCCGTCATCCACTGGCGGCAGATTCCAGATCTCGCGCACATCGTTGATGGACATGATGCCACGATCCAGCATCTGACTGGACACATTCAGCTTGTCCTGATTGCTCAAATACTGCAGCCTGTTCGCTGTCGCCATGACCTTGTTGCCTTCCGACTGCTCGCGCAGTGTGTAAAGCATCTTTGTCATGACCTCGCTGAACTGGATAGCAAATGGCTCGATCGCGCCTTCATAGAAGGACGACCACTTGTCGCCATATGCCAGATTCTGCAGGATGTCCTCGTTCACGCCAAAGTATTCAAAGACATTCTCTTTGATGATCTTCATCTGGTCAGAATCGACCACCCAAGGCTTCACATCGACCTGATGGATGTCCTGAAAGTTGGAAGGGAACAGCAGAACGCCGCCAGCTTCCGCATCGCGCGAGAAGTTCTCCGAAGTGAACCGCTTCCGTTCCTTTGCGATGTCCGTGTCCTTGCTGAAGTTGTTGATCTTCGCCCAGAACCGATAAGTCGCGGCGGACTTCACGCCTTCCTCGATGCCTTGGTTCTGGATGTTGATCAGTTCCATTGTCGGGAACAGCGCGTGGTTCGTTTCGCCCAGCAAGTCGCTCTTGTACTGGTGCTGAACCATTACCCCGCAGTATTCCAGCTCAATGGCGGCGTGTTTGCCGTCCGAGAAGGAATAACGCAGATAAGGCTTCCCATTGAACTCGACCACTTCGCATTTGTGTGGAAGCGGCGTGTAAACGCCGGAAGGCTCGCCGTATGAGTCATAGATCGGAGTGATGAACAGCGTGTTGTGGATGTCCAGCAGAGTGGACGCGCGCCGCAGGAACTGCGACCATGTCTGGAACTCATTCGGAGCGTGCTGCATTTTCCTGCGCAGTGCAGGACGCGCCGCACCGAGCATCTCGACTTTCAGCTTGCTGATGTGGACTGCGCGTGCATTGATCGCGCTCCGAATCAGCTCCGATTCATACAGACCTCCAGAGAAAGATGTGAATCGTGGCGTGTAGCCATTTAACATTTTGAAATCGCTTTCCAACCGAGCCATCGGCTCTTTTGGACGATTTTTAAACAGTGCTTCAAATAATCCCATATCAGTCCTCGTTTTTTAATTGCTCGCCGATCTCGGCGAAATATTTGCTGCGCATGGTCATTGCGTCAATCAATGCAGCCGCGCCGTCTATATGCAGAGAAGGCGACAGCTTCACCAGCTTGCCCCTTCCTCGTTCTGTACTCATTTTGATCGCGCAGTTCAGTAGATGCGCCTTCAGGAGATCATTGTCCCCGATGTGGACATTGCCGTCTTCCAGCTGTCCCTGCGTTTCCTGAATGACGGAATAAAGATTCTCGCCTTGGAAAACATCGTCCATGTGGAAGCCATACGCTTCCATCTGCTGCACCAGATATTGCGCCGAATAACGGTCATATCCGACCTGCAGCGGAAATATCTGGTATTTCTCCACCAGTTCCACAAACCAGCGGAAGCAGTCGTTGTAATCGATGAAATTATCACCGGACGGCGACAGCAGACCGCGCTGGATGTAAATGCTGTATGGCAGACCATCACGCTGTGTGGCTTCATCAATGCGCTCTGCGGGCAGCCAGAAGTGTGACAGCACATACAGCTCGCCGTCCTTCTCAATGACCACACAGGCGGAAGTAAGGTCACGCGTCTGTGATAAGTCGATGCCGCCAACGCAATAACTGTTCCGGAACATTTCCGGATCCAGATGATCACCGGACGCGCCTTCAACCAGTGAACCAGCCAGCCACGCAAGCGAACTGTTCTGCTTGATATTGCAATACTTCGTAATAAACTCTGCCTTCTTGGAAAGAGATCCTTCCGCAATGGCGATCTCCTCCAGCAGATAATCCACAGTGACGCTCACGCCAAGATTCGGATTCGACTTGCGCAGTTCATTGATGTCGTTCCACTTCTCGACATCATCGACCATATAAAGCAGCGGAAGAAGCCTCTGTTCTTTACTGTCGCCCAGCAGGAAACGTGTGGAACGCTTCATCAGCTCGTCATAGATGCCATCGTTCACATATCCGGAAGTAGACATCGCCAGAAGGATCGGCTGCCGTCTTGCGCCGAAGGACGACTTGATGACCTCATAGAACTTCAAGCCCGCATCGCCCTGCCAGCTGGCGCACTCGTCCGCCACTGCCAGCGACACGTTCAGACCATCGGACTTCTTTGCGGAAAACGCCAGCGGCTTGGCTGTGGCGTTCCATTGCTTGACATAAATGTCCGTCCTGCGCTTCTGTGCCATCGCATCCAGCTCCGGCTCTTGCAGGATCATCTGGTGATAAGCTTCAAAGCACAGATTCGCCTGCTCCAGCTTTGGCGCGGCAAAATAGATCCGCCCGCCATACTCGCCATCCAGAAACGTGCAATAAGCGGCGATGGCAGCCGCCAGAAGCGTCTTGCCATTCTTCCGTGCGACCACGAAAAAAACCTCGCGGAAATGCCTGTGTCCGTCCGCGTCAAGGATCCCGATCAGAAT